AGGACATTACAAAAGTCACTTCTGTTGAAATGACGGACAGTAAGCTGACCGACAGCCAATGGGTCTATGCAGTTGTTTACAAGGCGTTGGCTTATTATATTTTTCCACAGCTTACTAAATGGAGAACTGATGCTGAAAAGGATTCATTTCAAGTACAAATAGAATTTTATAAAGATAGATATAACGAGGAATTTCAACAAGTTTTACGAGATGGTGTAGAATATGATGAAGATGGAGGAGGCTCAATAGCTGACAGCGAAAAAGAGGCTATGCACACACTTCGCCTTGTTAGATAATGGTCGCAGATATAAGAGTAAAATATAATTCAATAGAAGTTAAAAATTACTTAAAATCAATATTAAAAAGAACACCAAGCGCAATAGAACAATCATTAAACAGAGTTTCAGCTTATGGTGTTAAACAAATAACAGAAAAAACACAAAAAGGACAAAAACCAGATGGTGGCACATTTGAGCCTTATGCTAAATCAACAAGAAAAAGCAGATCAGAAAAAGGACGACAAGTTACTTTTGTTGATTTAACTGATACAGGACAAATGTTTCGTTCTTTAACTTGGAATGCAAAAGGGAAAAAATCAGAATTATTTTTTAGGCGACAAGCAGAAAATAGAAAAGCCTCGTATCACGATTATTTTGGAATTAGAAAAAAGGGTGGGGGAAAAGTATATCGACCATTCTTTAGTATTGGACGAAAAGATGAAATTCAGATACAAAAACGATTTGCACAACATTACTTTAGATTGACAGGAATAAGATGAGCAAACGAGAAGACATAGCGAGTGACATAATTACAAAGCTGGATGCAGTTTCCAGTCCTATTGAATTTGTAAAGATTACAAGAGAGCCATTTGAGGTGGAAGAATTAGCTGATACGCAATTTCCTTGCTGTTATGTTCAATCAGGCGATGAAACAAGAGAATTAATCACTTTAGGAGATGTGGCAACAGGAAAAAGGCAAGGCACGATAGATTTTATCATTGTCGGATTCGTCAAGGGAACAACAGCTAATATTGATACAAAACGAAATCAACTCATAGAGGTTGTGGAAGAAACTTTAGATAATGATATTAGTAGGGCTGGTAATGCTCTGAATACACAAATCGTTGAAGCGAATACTGACGAGGGAGTAATTTTTCCTTATGGTGGAGTAAGAATTGTGGTAAGAGTTGATTATGAATATACAAGAGGCACATCATAATTTAAAAAATTATATGGACTATGTTTAACAAAAACTATAAAAATAAATAGGAGTAAAAATTATGAGTGAAAGTACAGTTATTTTAAAACTTCCAAATTCCAGCGATACCATAAAGGTAACAAAGGATATGGAAGAATATTATTTGAAAATGGGCTATACAAAATCAGTAAAAGTTGATACTCCTAAAGTAATAAAATTAACCCCCAAGAAAGATAAGGAGTAAAAATGGCTAATCACACAGGTGTTTCAGGCATTGTTAAGGTTGGGTCTAATGCTGTGGCAGAATTGAGAAGTTTTACTATTGATACTACTGCAGAATTAATAGAGGACACCACATTAACCGATACTTCAAGAAGCTATCAAGTTGGTAAAAAGGGAGCAACTGTTTCTGCAGAGTGCTGGTGGGATGAAACTGATACGAATGGACAGATCGCAATGGTCGAGGGTTCACAAGTAGTGTTAAATCTTTATCCAGAGGGTGCTGATTCAGGAGATTATTATTATTCAGGCACTTATATAATGGGTAGTAATTCTGTTTCTGTTCCAACTGATGGTATTATTGAAGCTAGTTTTAATGCAACTTTAACAGGCGCATTAACTAGAGGTACAGTTTAATATTGAATGGCTGAAAAAACAGATTTCTTTGAGGGAGTCAAATCACAATGGGATTCTCTTGATACTAAAATTATAGAAGTCGAGGAATGGGGTCTTACAGGTAAGAAAGCCATTTATAGTAAGCCATTTAATATGCTTGAAAAGAATAAGATTTTTAAGGGGGCAACAGATAGCGACCTTAATGTTCTCGTTGATGTTATTGTTACAAAGGCATTAACCAAAGATGGCGAGAAGATGTTCGATCTTGAACACAGAATGAAATTCAAAATGACAGCCGATACAGATATTATCGCAAGAGTCGCTTCTCAAATTATGGGAACTGCTGACGAAACTTTACCGACACTTAAAAAAAAATAAAAAATAATCCATCGTTATATAATATTTTCGCATTAGCTGACCGATTACACAAAACGGCTAGTGAAATATTGCAAATGCCTGTATATGAGTTTAATATGTGGTGCGCTTATTATGATCTTCAAAGAGAAGACCAAGAGCGACAGGAACGCATTAACAAGATGAAAAGATAATGGCTACAAAAAAAGTTCATATAGATATATTAGCAAAGGATAAAACCAGACAGGCACTCAAAGGAGTTCAAAATTCATTAAACAGAGTTAAAAATAGTGTTTTTAGTCTAAAAGGTGCTCTTGTTGGATTGGGTGCTGGATTAGTAGTACGAAGTTTTCTTAAAACAGGAAGGGAAATAGAAAATCTTAAAGTAAGGTTTAAATTTTTATTTGATACAGTTGAAGAGGGCAATAAGGCATTCAAGGGTTTGATTAAATTTGCTTCTTCTGTTCCATTTCAATTAAAAGATATTCAAAGAGGTGCTGCAAACCTAGCAGTCGTATCGGATAGTGCAGAGGAAATGGGCGAAATGTTGAAAATCGCTGGTGACATTGCAACTGTTTCTGGATTGGATTTTGCTACGACAGCAGAACAATTACAAAGGGTTTTTTCTAGTGGCATAGCTTCTGCTGATTTATTCAGGGAAAGAGGTGTTAAAGATATGTTGGAATTTGAGGCTGGTGTTAGATATTCTGCAGAACAATCTAAACAACATATAATAAATGGATTTAAAGATGGAACAATAGCAATAAAAGGATCTTCAGAACTTATGGCTCAAACTTTTGATGGTGTGGTTTCTCAAATTCAAGATAAATGGCTATTGTTTAAAATGTCTTTATTGGATGCTGGTCCTTATGAATTTTTAAAAGAAAATGTAAGGATATTAGAAACAACTCTAAAAAAGAATTTTGGCGATATCGAAAAAGCAGCAGAACATTATGGCGAAAAGGTTGTTGAAGTAACAAAGGCAATAGTTTTAGGTGGCGCTTCTGTCATTGACGCACTTGCACCAATTTTTCAATTCCTTATGGGTGGCATTAATGAAATAGTTAAATTTACTAATAATATCCCTCCTTGGTTGAAAGGATTAGGAATAATAGGATTTTTAGCTTTGGGAACAACAGGAAAATTAGTCGTTCTAGCTGTATCTGTTGTTTATAATAAAATTGTTCAGATTTTCGAAGCTATGATGAATTTCGTTATTCGTTCAACTGATAAAATTGCAAAAGCAGTAAAAAAATTAGGGTTTGATGAAACCGCTAAACAAATAGAATCTTTTAGCGCATTGTTATCTGAGGTTACTCCAAAAATGGTGGACGATTTAGAAAATTGGAAAGAGGGATTTGAAAAAGCTTCTGATGTAGCTTTAGGCAAAGTATTTGGAACAGATGATTTAGAAAAAAATTATGGATCATATAGGGCATTGATTCAAAAATATTTTGATGAATTAGACATAATTATGTCAACGAGAGTACCAAAGTTTGATACAAACCCTGTAGATGACAGCATAAAGAAAACTAAAAAAGAATTAACAGAATTAGGAAAAGCAGTAGAGGGATTTAAAACAGGTTGGGAAACAGCTATGACGGAAGCTGGTGATATGTCGAAGCGATTTGAAGAAATAGGCAAAACTGCATTTAACAACTTAAAGAAAATGATGACGGATTTTGTAATGACAGGAAAATTACAATTTGAAGATTTTGCGAGAACAATAACTCGTATGATTGTAGAAGCATTAATAGGAAAAGCTGTTTCAGCGGCAATAGATAAGGCAGTTTTAATGTGGAAAGCAAGTGCACTTCGTGAAGCAATGATGAGTGTTTATGCTGGTGCTTTGAAAACATTTTCTAGTATACCCTGGCCTTGGAATATGGTTGCTGTTGCTGGTGCGATTGCGACAGGTATGAAATTAGTAAATAAAATAAAAGGATTTGAACAAGGGGGAAGACCACCTATAAATCAACCAAGTATTGTGGGCGAAAAGGGTCCAGAATTATTTATACCAGATAGAGCTGGAACAATAGTACCCAATAATCAATTAGGTGGAAAACCTGTTACAGTTAATTTCAACATCAATACAGTTGACGCAAGAGGATTTAATGAATTATTAGTTAATAGTAGAGGCGTCATAGTTAATATGATCAATAGTGCTGTTAATGAAAAAGGTAGGATGGCGATAGTATGAGTGGTGCATTACCAAATGTAGATTTTACAGCTTTTAACATTAAGAGCAATCAAAAGACTTTAGTTAGTCAAACCGATAGTGGAAAAACCTATAGGCGACAAATTGATGGTCAAAGATGGAGTTTCACAGTTTCCTATCCTCTTATGACAAGGGCGAACTTTCAGCCCATTATGGCTTTCATCATTCAACAGCGATCACGAAAAGAAAGTTTTACAATTACATTCCCTAGCTATTTAAACGCAACAGGAAATGAAACAGGAACAGTTTTAATCAATGGTGCTCATTCAGTCGCTGACACTACTATTGCTATGGATGCATTTGCTGGTGATGGTGCTGGAAGATTCAAAGCTGGGGATTTTATTAAATTCGCACACTCAAAAGTCTATATGGTTGTAACTGATGTAACGAGTTCAAGTAATGCCGCAACTGTAACAATAGAACCACCACTAACAACCGCCTTGTCGAATAACAGTTCTGTTACCTATGATTCAATACCTTTCACAGTACACTTAACAAGCGACATACAGGAATTTACCTCTGGTCAGGCAAATTCTGATGGTGTTCCATTAATTAAATTTGAGTTCGATGTAATTGAGGCGATTTAATGGCAAGGGGATTATCGAGTGATGTCAAAACGGAATTGGCGACAGGAAACATTAATCCTGTCATTTTGCTTTATATAGGATTTGCCACTCCATTATATTTAACGAATTGTGGTTTTCCCTTAACTTCAAGCGTAAGCGGAAGTTCGCAAACCTATACTGCCTCTGGTCATTTAAAGGGCATTACAGGAATATCCGAATCAAACACTCCGACAAAAAACTCTTTAAGCATTTCCTTATCAGCAGTGGATCAAGCGTTTGTTTCCATAGCATTAAG